CCAAAAGGCCCGAGACGAGGCCTGGCGGGCGGTAATGCGGCAGATCGCAAAGGCGTACGGGATTTCAGAGGAAGGTTTTGAGGAGTTGGGCGGTATGGACAGAGGGTTGATGAAAAGAGTGCGGGACTTATCTGAGCGCCGGGCAGAGACGGCCAGTATCAAAGGCGTCGTGGGTCCCCAGATGGATAGGTGGGGGATGGCGGCCGCTGCCATGGGGAATTCTGAGGCTGTTGCCTATCGGGAGGGCGTTTGGATCTACCACTCACTCGCTTATCCGGTTTATTTCGCGAACGTCCCGTCCGTTGGGGTGGTTGGGGCCTCGAACGTCGAGGCGCTGGTACGGCGGATCCGGTATCTCCGCTGGAAACTCAATTTGGCGGCGCCCGGGGACGATTCAAACGCGTCAGGAGATTCGGAATGAGATTTTCAGTACAGAAGGGCGGCGAGGGAGAAGAGAGGGCAGGAAGGCGCCTTCTTGCCCCGGGAACCGGTATCAAAGGTAAGGATAGGAGTACAGCATGGCATCAGTAAATTGCGTGACCCTTCTGGGCCGCCTGGGGAGAGACCCCAAGACGAGCGACGCGCAGGGGCTGACAATCTGCCGCCTCGCGCTTGCCACTACCCGCCGATACAAGGGCCGGGATGGTGAAAAGAAGGAAGAGACCGAGTGGCATAACGTTGTGGTTTTTGGGAAAACGGCGGAAGTCGCTCAGCAGTATCTCGTGAAAGGCTCTGAGGTCTATATCGAGGGGCGGCTGCATACGCGAAAGTACACGGGCAAGGACGGTATCGAGCGTTACGCGACAGAGGTTATCTGCGAGTCCCTGCAGCTGGGGGCACGGCCTCAGGGGGCGGTGCCTGCTGCGCCCACTACGACAGCCCAGTACGCTGCGGCGACGGGGAGAGATCTCCCGCGGAACGACGCATCTGCCCCTAACGAGGATGTCCCGTTTTGATGGAGGGTGGAATGATCCTCAGGACTCAGCACAAGAACTACGGCCTCACGGCTCTCAGAGCGAAAGGCCGGATGAAGAAGGGAGAGCTTAATCGAACCGAGTCAGCATACGCGATGTACCTCGAGGGCGAGAAGCAGGCCGGAAAAATAGTGGACTTCTGGTTCGAAAGCCTAAAACTAAAAGTCGCGGATGGCGCCTGCTGGTACCTTCCCGATTTCATGATCCTTCGACCGAACGGCGAGCTGGAGCTGCATGAGGTCAAGGGCAGCCCGCGAGTCTTCGCCGACGACGCAAAAGTGAAGTGCAAGAGCGTTGCCACCCAGTACCCCTTCGCGCTCTTCGTTGCCTATCCGCGCTCTAAACGTCAGGGCGGCGGGTTCGATGTCATTCCTTATCCGGGGAAGTAGGAGATCAAGCGTGATCGATCAGAAACTCGATTTCCGGCTCACTAACTGGGCCAGATACTACAGAGACAGGCCTAAGGCCCATGTTCCCATGCTGGCGAAACTGATTGCTCTCTTCGGAGCACCGGAGGATTTTTATCAGGATGATTCAAAAAGCTATGACCCGATAGACCCTGCCGACGCTGCACTGGTAGAAAAAGCCCTCTGTTCGCCTCTTTATCCAGAAAAATACCGCCTCATGATGTGCGTGCTTTACCTTAGACCGGGAATCCGTGTAAAACGTCTGGGAAGGGCTTTGGGATTAAACAGACATAGTTTTTATGAGGAGACTCGACACGCGAGCGTGATGCTCAAGAGCATCCTCGATTTTTACGCCAGAGATAAAACTGTTGATTTCAAAGATGATAAGGCGTAAACTATGGAATATCAGTAAGCGAAAGACGCCAGTTGCATATTTAGGGGTGGCCGATGGCCATCCTTTTTGCACCCATAAGAAACGTAAACCCGATGATTGCAAGATCACCGGGTATTTTTTTGCCTATGCCCAAAGTTTTCAATTCACCGGCGCTTCCCTTCTCTACCGCAGAAACTCGATGGCGGGGGTGGTCGAACTCAAGTACACCGATTACCTTTTCTATCGATTCGCTTAATCATGCCGATGCTTCATGTGTGCGCTTATCCAGGCTGTCAGGCCGCCATACCGCTGGCTGACAAGTACTGTGCCCGCCATAAAGAGAAGGGCAAAGAACTGGCGGCGGAACGCGAAGCAAGGCGGAAGAGATTCAAAGGCTCCTCCGCTGAACGTGGCTATGGTTCTAAGTGGCGGAAGCGCAGAGCGGCATTCCTGAAAGAACACCCACTATGTGAGGAGTGTTTGAAGCGTGGGCTGCTGGTTAAGGCAACTGATGTGGATCACATCATTCCACATCGGGGGAACCAGAAGCTTATGTGGGATCAGAACAACTGGCAGGCGCTGTGCCATGCGTGCCACAGCCGTAAGACTGCCAGCGAGGACGGCGGCTTCGGGAACTCAATGTTTTGAATCTGTCGTCCCGGCTCAGTGATTGCAAAACAAACATCTTGGTCAAACTGATTGGATCGGAGAAGGTGAGCTGACGAAGCAGGGGTGAGGCGGGTCAGATTTTGGACGCAAAAGCCCCTGAGACCGCGCCCTTCACCAATTTTTTACGCGTGCTTTTCAATTTTTGGATATGCCCAGGCTCAGAAAATCCGATGCGGAGAAATCGGCCAGAGGGACGCTGCAGAAATGCCGTTCTTCCAAGCCGTACCCGGTTTCGGGGAGTGTTTTGTCTGAAGAACCTCCCGTCGGGATTCCGGGAGACGCAAAAGAGGTATGGGCGCTTGCGGTCAAGAACGCGCCGAAGGGGCGGCTGTCGGTTGTAGACGGGCCGGCGCTTGAGCAATGGTGCCGCACGTATGCTCTGTGGCGTCGGATGGCAAAAACGGTAGAGCATGGAGCCCTTTTTGATGAGGAAGAAACGGCCGGGAGGAGGAAACTCAGCCCGGAGTTTCAAGCGATGCAGATTCTTGTCGGGACGCTGATCAAGCTTGAAAAAGAGCTTGGTTTTACCCCTGTCTCCCGCGCGCACGCGCCCGCGCAGGAAGAAGAGCTGTTAGAGAAAAATCCTTTTGAAGCCTGATGAAGAAACCTGATTACGTTGCTATAGCCAAGGAGTACATGAGCGGCGTATTGGATGGGAGTGTGCCCGCTTGTTCCTTTGTGAAGCAGGCAGTTCAGCGCCAGTTAAATGACCTGAGGCGATGGGGTCCCGAGGGTGGTGACTACTACTTTGACGAAAAAGAGGCTTCCCGGCCATGCTGGTTCATTGAGAATCTGACGCACACAAAGGGGGAGTTAGCGGGCAGGGCGATTCACCTAGAGCCCTGGCAATGTTTTCTCCTGACTACCTTGTTTGGGTGGAAGGCGAAGGCGGGTAATCGGCGATTCCGGTCAGCCTATGTGGAAGTCGGGAGAGGGAACGGCAAGTCGACGCTTCTGTCGGGAATTGGGCTTTTCTGCCTTTGTGCGGATCACGAGCCCGGGGCAGAGGTGTATAGCTTCGCGACAACGCGGGAGCAGGCGAAAATCGTCTTTGGTGATGCGCAGACGATGGCGCGGGGTAATCGCGCGCTGCAGGAAGCGTATGGGCTGGAGGTTACTGCGCACGCACTGTATGTCCCCGCGACCAATTCAACCTTTCAGGCGAAGAGTGCGGAAGGGTCTACTTTGGATGGCCTGAACACGCATCTGGCCATTATTGACGAACTTCATGCGCATAAGAAGAGAGATGTTTTCGACGTTGTTGAGACATCGCTGGGGAAGCGCAGAAATTCGCTAATGGTTTCGATCACAACGGCAGGCGTTGACCGTGCGGGCATCTGTTACGAGCAGCGCACGCTCGTAACAAAGATTCTTTCAGGGTCGCTTCAGGACGAATCCTATTTTGGGATCATCTACACGCTGGATCCGGATGATGACTGGAAGAGTGGCGAGGCGCTGGCAAAAGCCAACCCGAACTGGGGGGTGTCTGTCCGGCCTGAGGTCATACGGGCATTGCAGGCAAAAGCGATCGCGACGCCCAGCGCTGAGAACAACTTCAAGACGAAGCATCTTGATGTCTGGTGCAACGCGGATGTCGGCTGGATGGACATGAAGGCGTGGGATGCCTGCGCGGATGAAAGTCTGGATGAGTCGGATTTTGACGGAGAGCCGTGCTGGCTGGGGCTTGACCTTGCTTCTACGAGCGACATGACGGCGAAGGTGAAGATTTTCCAGAAAAAGATTGATGGTTCCAGCCACTACTACCTGTTTGGGGATTATTGGCTCCCAAGAACGGCGATTGAACGAGGGGTGAATTCTCAATACCAGGGGTGGGAGTACTTGGGGTATCTCCATGTTTGTGAAGGTCCAGTGACGGATTTCGCCGAGATACGAGATTCAATCCTTGAGGATTGTGGGCGCTACTCCGTTCAATCAGTGGCTTATGACCCATTCCAGGCCGTACAGCTCTCGAAAGAACTCAGCGATGACGGTGTGCCTATGGTGCTTTGCAAACAGACCGTCGCGAACCTTTCTGATCCTATGAAGCAGTTTCAGGCATTGGCACTTGATCATCGTCTGCATTTCAACGGAGACCCGGTTCTTACATGGATGGTAAGCAACGTGGTCTGTCATGTTGATGTCAAGGAGAACATTTATCCCAGGAAGGACGCTCCGGAGAACAAGATTGACGGGGTTGTAGCAGGGATCATGGCGCTCTCCCGGGCATTGCTGAATGACGAGCACCGGGCAATGGATTTGAATGAGTTTCTCAAATTATGAAGATATCCTCTATTTTTGGGTCTATTGCCCATATGGTGGGGTGGGGCTCACCTATCGGCGACGCGTCCGGGGTCCAGAACCGATTGCCAACGGGGGCAGCCGTCAGCGGCGTCCGTCCGATTCCGCCGGACCATGGCCTTCAGCTTTCGGCAGTATGGTCATGCGTCACTCTGCTTGCGGAAACAATAGCGTCTCTGCCCATTGTTGTTTATCGCAGAGATTCTGATGGGAATCGGGAGGAAGAACGGAATTGCCGAGTGTGGCAGGTGCTCCGCGCGCCAAATGCCAATATGACGCCGCATGATTTCTGGCTCGCGATGGGGCTGAATCGGTTCCTTCGAGGGAATGCGTATGCGCTCATTACAAGGGACGGTGCGGGGCAGCTTGTGAGTCTGACACCTCTTGCCGCTGACCAGATGGAGGTCGGCGTGGTAAATGGCGAGGTTGTCTATCAGTATTACAAGGACGGGAACCTCTACGAGTTCAGAGCCGACAAAATTCTGCATTGGAAGGGGCTGGGGAACGGCATTGTGGGGTTGTCTACGCTCGAGTATATGCAGGCAACCACGGCAGAGCTTGTGAATGCGCAGAAGAATGCCACAACGATGTACGGTAATGGCAACCAGCTGACCGGTCTGCTGATGATTGACCAGGATCTGACGGAAGACCAGATTCGGCAGCTGAGGGAGCGATATGGGAATCTCCCGCCGGTGGCCGGGAATTCAAGCGATTGGCTTCATGTTCTCCCGGGGGATATGAAATATCAGCAGATCGCGATGTCGGCCGCTGACGCGCAGCTGCTGGAAACCCGGCAGTTTGGGATTGAGGAGATAGGTAGGTGGTTTGGTGTTCCCAGCGCGCTTCTTAATAGCTCTGGCGGTACGGCGGCAAGTGGGCTTGAGCAGATTATTGAAGGCTTTTATCGGTCGACGATTCAGCCGCTTTGCACTGGCCTTGAACAAACGCTTACGAAAACGCTGTTTACGGTTCTCGAAAGCGAGACGCTTAATTGCGAGTTCAAGATGAGCGCGCTTCAGAGAGCGAATATCGCCAGTCGGTATGACAGCTACAGCAAAGCACTCCAGAACGGCTTCATGACACGGAATGAGGTGAGGCGGCTCGAGAACCTTCCGGTTGTGGATGGCGCGGACGCGCTAACTGCCCAGAACAATCTTGCCCCGCTTGACAAGCTTGGGGAGCAGAAAAACACCAGCCAGACCCCGCTGGGGGAACCAATTAAGCAGTGAGGCGCATATGACGCAGATTATTGAAAAGACGCTTTCGCTCGATGATGTGGAACTGAAGACAGAAGGAGACGCGGGAGTTTTCCGCGGGTACGCCTCAAAGTTCAACGGCATTGACAGCTATGGTGACACCATTCTCCCCGGAGCCTATCAAAAGGTCCTGGGAGAGAAAATGCCGCCGATCTTCCTGAACCACAACACGATGGATCTCCCGATTGGTCGGTATACGGCGATGAAGGAGAACGCCCAGGGACTTTATGTTGAAGGGAAGCTGACCCTTTCGATTCAAAAGGCCCAGGATGTCTATGAAGCGATGAGAGCGGGGACGATTGACGGGCTCTCCGTTGGGATCCTGCTTTCCAAACAGGACTATGACTGGAACGAGGACGGCGGGCGGAACATCAAATCAGTTTCCGGGCTGCGGGAAATTTCAGTCTGCACATTCCCCGCTGATGACCGGGCGCGTATTGGCCTGGTGAAGTGTGAAGACATTCAGGGAGCAATTTCTATTCGGGAGCTTGAAGAGAACCTGCGGGACGCAGGCCTGTCCAAAGCTCAGGCTCAGGCCTTTATTTCGAAGGCCAAAGAGCTGATTCTCAGCGAAAGGGATCAGAGGGATTCTGAGTCTGAAGCTGAAAAACAGGTACTGGCGAAACTTAAGACTATCGCCGGAAGGTTCTAACTATCAGAGGAACTGATATATGGCAACAGAAGAAATCAATACCGCTCTTGAGGCTCTTTCCAAGATTGACGCCTCTATCGCGGGCATGCAGGAATCCGTTAAGAAGGGCGAAGCCGCGCAGGCGGATGTCCAGAAGAAGATTGACGAGCTGGGAGAGAAGCAGGTGCTTTTTTCCCGCCAGCTGCTGGATATCCAGCAGAAAGCCCAGAAGGCAGAGGGTGCCGCCGATCTGGTGGATAAATCGATTGGGGCGCAGTTTGTAAACTCTGATTCCTATAAGCGCTTCAAGGGCACTTCGGGCGCTCGTTCCGCGTCGGCTGAGGTTTCGAATAAGTCGGCAGAGAATCCCGTCACCTCGGCTCAGGCAAAACTGGTTCCGTATCGTGTTCCGGGTATTGTCCCGCTTGACACTCGTGAGCTTACGATTGAGGGGCTCTTCCCGAGGATTCCGACTGCGGCCCAGACGATTGAGTACATGCGTGAGAAGACTTTCACGAATGGAGCCGCTACGGTCGCGGAGGCGGCGATGAAGCCCTCCTCCTCTTTCGAGTTCGAACTGAAGCAGACCCCTGTTCAGGTGATCGCGCATTGGACCAAGATTACCCGTCAGCTTGCTGATGATGCTCCGGCTCTCCAGGCTTTCATCAACGCGCGCATGATCTACGGTGTGAACCTTGCGGCTGAGGATCAGCTGCTGACAGGGGATGGGACTTCTCCCAATTTGTCCGGCATTATGGCGGCGGGGAACTATACCGCTCAGAGCTTTAATCTTGCCGACATTGGCGGCGCCGGCTCGACGATGCTTGACCTGCTCCGCGTGAGCTTCGCGACTATTAACGCCGCGGGCTTCCGCACAAGCGCGGTAGTGCTTAATCCGGTGGATTGGGCGGTTCTTCAGGGGCTGAAGGCGACGGATGGTGTGTATCTGCTTGGGTCTCCGGCTAACTCCTTCGCGTCGTCTTCGATCTGGGGAGTCCGCGTAGTTGAGTCTGCCGCTATGGCTAAGGGCAAGTTCCTTGCCGGCGACTTCGCCCGTGCCGCAACGGTCTATGACCGTATGTCTACGGTGGTCGACATTGCCGCGCAGAATGAGGATGACTTCATCAAGAACCTCTATACGATCCGAGCCGAACGTCGTCTTGCGCTTGCGGTTGAGCATTCCAACGCGGTTATCGGCGGCGCGCTCGCTGTTCCTGAGGCCTGATAAGCCATAACCGTTTGGTTTGACTGGGGCGGGAGAGGAAACTCTCCCGCTTTTTGTATGCGAATTGAATTTCTGAAAGACAGCCTTTCAATGATTGGTCGTCACAAGGCTGGAGATGTTGAAGAGATTTATGACCCATATGCCGTTGTTTTGGTTGAAGCAGGGCTGGCACAGGCGGCAAAAGCTTTCAAACCGGTGGGCAGACCGCGGAAGGCAGTGAAGAAGGGCGGGGAAAATGAGTGATGTTGTTGGCGCCGTAGATCTGGAGACAGCGAAGAAGCAGCTGCGTGTTGAGTACACCGAGGATGACGCCCTTATCACAGCATATATTGCCGCGGCTACCGCGCAGTGTGAGCAGATATGTGGGCGGGAGATCGTGAAGAGGACGGATAGCAACGCGCTGTGTGAGTCTGTGGATACCGTCCCCGCGGCAGTCAAAACATGGGTGCTTCTGACCGTAACGGATCTGTATGAGAAGCGGGGGGCGTCTGAGAGCCCAGTGGCTACCGGCCGGCGGTTTTATGACCATTTGCTGGATGGGTATAGAACTTTTTGAGGGGCGATATGCAGCTTCCGACGGTAGGCGAAATGAGAAGGCGGGTTGCGATTTATAACGTTGCGTTCTCTTCTTCGGGGGCTTCGGCGCTTTCAGAAAAGCGAGTATTGATGCTGGAAGCGTGGGCGAAGCACGAAATAGTGGGCGGGCAGAATTACTGGGACTCGGTGAATGTTGAAGAAACCGTGACAGATCGATTCATTATCCGGTACTCAAAGTCACTGCAGACGACCCCTCCAAGTCTGAAACGGATGATTGAGCTTGATTGCGATGGGATTACGTATCGCGTCCGGCGCGTCACTGACATGAATGGAGTGGGGAGATTTACCGCACTTGAATGTGAGGCACTCCATGGATAAAGCATCTGCGCTTGAGTTTTCGGTTCGGTTCCGGAAGCCCTTCCGTTTTGTCGATTTTGACACCAAGGTGCTGAAACGGTCATTCCGAAAGATAGGACAGAAAGTCCAGGGGATGGCCAAGAAGAACGTCAGTACCAGAGGAGTTTCGAAGGCGGATGAATTCCCGGGGATGAGTACGGGGAAACTCAGGGGCTCGATTAAGTACCGGGTGTCCCATTCAGGGTTTTCGGTTGGTATTGCCAACTATATGACCAACAGCATTCGGGAGCGGGGAGCTTATTACCCCGCTTTTGTGTATTGGGGGCATAGGGCGCCGGGAGCGGACAGGAACGCGCTTCGTAAGCCGGACAGACGGCAGCAGCACAAAAAGAGGCACGGGGAAAAGGTAGCGTCTCCTCGCAAAAACTGGATTGTTGAGGCGGCCAATCAATACGGGAATGAAGCGTATCAGAAAGATATGGCGGGAATTCTTGATGAGGCACTTAAGCCGGGGATCATATCGGGATGAAGCTTGCGACGATCATTTCAGCTCTTAGAGCCTACTGCCCGAGTTTTGAAGGGCGGGTTGGGGGCGCGGCGGAATACGCGGCCATTGATATTACCAATCTGCCGATGCCTTGCGCCTTTGTTTTGCCGGTATCTGAGATCGGGGAAGACATGGACAGCATGGGGGCCGATTACCGACAGCGTGTCAAACAGATCTTTTGTGTTGTTATTTTGGTATCTACGGCTGATCAGGAACGAGGGCAGGATGCTTTTGACGCGATTGAAGATCTGAAGGCTGAGATTTTCAAAGCGATTCTAGGAACCTCAACCGCCGAGACGGATGAGATTGCCTATGAAGGCTATTCAGATCCGGATCTTAATCGGGCCCGGCTGGCGCTTCAGCTGTCTTTCTCTGTTTCTTACGACGTTGTTGACGCAGATACGGGGCATGGGCGGGAGCTTGATGGCTTGCCTGATTTGAAAGGTATTGATTCGAAAATTGATCCAGCCCCGGCGGACTGGGTTGATGCAGTAAGTTTTAAGGTTAATTTAGACAAAAAAGCGGGGTCTTAAATGGCAATTTCGTTTTCAAATATTCCCAGCGGGGTCAGAGTCCCGCTTTTTTATGCTGAGGTTGATAATTCCCAGGCGAATATCGGGTCAAACAACCTGAAAGCGCTTCTGATTGGGCAGAAGGTATCCAGTGGCAAGGCAGAAGACGGAGTCCCGGTTCTGGTTACCGGTGACAGCCAGGGGAAAGAGCTTTTTGGCCATGGGTCGATGCTGGCGCGGATGAATTCAGCGTTCCGCGAGAATAACAGCGTTGGCGAAGTATGGGCTATTGCTGTCTCCGACCCGGAAGGCGGGAAGAAAGCATCAGGAACCCTCACTTTTTCCGGGACGGTCACGGCGGCGGGAACGGTTTACGTTTACATTGGGGCGGATTGCGTAGCTATTAATATCCCGAACTCCTCAGACGCTGCCGCAGTTGCGAAGGCGGTCACTGCGGGGATTAACGCCAAAACCGATTTGCCGGTAACGGCTGAAGCGTCAGAAGGTGTTGTCACGATCCAGGCAAAGAATACCGGCGCATATGGGAATGACATTGCTCTGCAGTTGAACTTCCAAGGATATGCGGCGGGGGAGGAACTGCCTGAAGGCATTGCGTGCGAAGTTGCCACTCTGTTAGGGGGATCGGGAGAGGTCGATCTGGAGGCAGTTATAACAGCCATGGGGGATGAATCGTATGATTTCATCGCCATGCCATACGCGGATGGAGCTCATATTGCGAGTTTCACCACGGAAATGAATGACAAAACCGGCAGGTGGAGCCCTACCCGGCAGATTTATGGGCATGTGTATACCGCGAAGCGTGATACCGTCAGTAACCTTCAGGCGGTTGGGAAAGGGCTTAATGACCAGCACTTAACGGTGATGGCCGTTGAGCCGAAATGCCCGAGTCTCGCGGTTGAGGTTCTTGGGGCGCTGGTCGGGAGCTGCCTCACGGCTATTCAGAATGATCCGGCGCGTCCGCTTCAGACGCTTGAACTGGTTGGGATTACGCCTTCTCCAATTGGGAAGAGATTTACCCTTACCGAGAAGCAGACACTGCTTACATCGGGAATCGCGACCAGTTATGTCGCGGGTGGGTATGTGAGAATTGAGCGCTGCATTACGACCTATCAGACAAATAGTCTGGGGGACGCTGATACCAGTTATCTTGACAGCAACACACTCCATTCTTTGGCTTACATCATTCGGCGCCTTAAGAGTGTTGTCACGTCTAAGTATCCGCGCTGCAAACTGGCGGATGACGGGACGCATTACGGTCCTGGTCAGGCGATTGTAACGCCCTCTGTGATCAAATCAGAAATTATCGCCATGTATTCCCGCCTGGAGACAGAGGGCATTGTCGAGAACGCGGAGGCATTTGCTGAAAACCTGATTGTTGAGAGAAACGCGTCAGACCCGAATCGGGTAGATGTACTCCTGCCGCCCGATCTTGTGAATCAGCTGCGGATTTTCGCGACACTGGTTCAGTTCCGTCTTCAGTACAACGAATGAGGATTTAGAAAATGGCTAAAGGCATTGCGGGTACGTGTTACCTGAAGGTTGACGGAGAGCAGCTTTCTGTCAGTTCCAATTCGATTTCCATTCAGCCCACGGAGGTGAAGCGGGAGGCTGTTATGGGGTCTACCGGGCTTGCCGGATATTCGGAGGAAGCGGTTGCCCCGACTATTTCGGGGACATTCAATGTTACGGCGGATTTCCCGCTGAAGAAACTGTTGAATGGGACGGAGTTCACTGTCACCGCGGAACTGGTGACAGGGAAGGTTTACACGCTTTCTGACGCTTTTGTTTCCGGTGATGTGAGCTACAAGGCCGGAGAAGGCACAATTGAGCTGACTTTTACCGGCGTTAAAGGAGCGTGGTCCTGATGGGAGCGGCAGAATTCAAACTTACGGCGCCGATCAAGCGCGGCGAAGACACGATTGAAGTACTGGAGCTGCGCGAGCCGACCGCGAAGGACATCAAGGTGCTTGGCTTCCCGATTACCGGGGAGAAGCGTGTCGACGCGGCAGTTGTTTACGACTATATCGAACGGCTGGCGGCTATTCCTCCGTCTACTGTGGATCAGATTTCGGCTTCTGATTTTATTGGGCTGATGGCGCTGGTCCTTGGTTTTTTCGGTGGTGCGCCGGAATAAGTGAGAAAGAGTTCAGGGGGCGGGTGTTCCAGCTGGCGCACTGGTGGGGCATCAACCCCTTTGAACTTGAAGAACGGCCTTTGTCTGACATCCAGGAACTGCTGTATCAGGCAAACGAGATTCACGAAGAGGAAGAACGATGGCGGCAACAAACAAAGTATTCTCGCTGAAAACTGTTCTTGCCTGCCAGGACGAAATATCCGAGAAACTGAAGAAAGTCAGGACGAATCTCAGGAGCCTTGATCGGGCTTTTGACAGAGTGAGCCGATCCGCTGGGGACGTTGCCTCAAAGGTTTTCGCGCCATTGATGGCAGTAGGCGGCGCGGGGCTGTTCTCTGTGGCTTCTTCGGTCCAGACGTTTATCGAGCTGGGAGACGCAATTGACAAGGCATCTCAGCGGGCAGGGGTAGGAACCGGAGCGCTGCAGAAGCTTCGGTTTGCCGCGAAACTTTCCGGGATGGACGCCGAAGAAATGGATCGGGCGCTCTCCAAGCTCTCCGGGGAGATGGGGAAGGCCGCGAGTGGGGAAAATAAAAAGCTTCCCCAACTGTTTTCTGATTTGGGCGTTTCATGGAAAGACGCAAAGGGCCACGTTAAAGATTCCGCAACGGTATTTCGGGAACTCTCTGAGGCGATCAAGGTTAATGAGAATCCCGCGGCAAGGCTTCAGATTCTTACGGACGTTTTTGGCGACAAGCTGGCCGCCAGGCTGATCCCTCTGATGAAGGACGGGGCAGCCGGGCTTGACGAAATGTCAAAGAAAGCTGAAGAGCTGGGGATTGTTGTCAGTTCTGATGACGTCAAGGCGGCAGCAGAGCTTGGCGACACAATGGATATTTTCCATATGTCGATTTCGGCTTTGCAGACTACCATTGGCGCGCGGCTTGCCCCTGTCATCAAACGGGTGGTGGAACGTCTGGAAGATGTGATCGGGAGAAACAAAGAGCTGATCAGCCAGAAGATCGCGGAGGCTGTTCAGGCATTTTCTGACGCCTTGGAGCGCGTCCCCTGGGACACCGTCATTACAGTGATTTCATCGGTAATCAGCGCTTTTGGGTGGGGGTTTAACGCTATCGGCGGAGTGAACACGATTCTCGCTGTATTGGCGGGTGTGGGCATCGGACGTTTTATCATGAGCGTCGCCCGGCTTGTCAGCGCGCTGAATGGGGTGAGAGTCGTTTTTATGGCGTCTTTCGGGCTCCCGGGGCTTCTTATCGCGGGGGCTGTTGCCGCGGTTGTGTATCTGGCGACTGTAATTTATCAGCACTGGGATGTCATTTCGGAGAAACTGCGCATACTCGCCGCAAAATTTTATGAGGTGGCGGGCCCGGTTATCCGTGTTTTGAAAACGGTATTTCTGGCCTTTGCAGGAGTGCTGGCTGTTTCCATAGGGACAACGATTGACGCCATTTCCGCGATCATACGTGGGCTTTCTCCGGTTATCAGAGTGATAGGCGGAGCGCTTGTGTTTTTGGCGGGGATGGTACGCGATGCTTTTGTCGCGCTTACGTTTCCTATTCGCGCGGCATGGGATGCCTTGAAACCTATCCTTCAGCCGATTTTTGACTGGATTATGTCGAAGCTTGACGCGCTGGCCAATCTGGCGCCGTCGTGGCTGAAAGATCTTGTTGGATGGAGCGGAGGAGGAACAGCACCTGCGCCCGCGGTCCCAGGAGTCCCTGCTACCGGTGGTTCTCCCTCATCTCCGGCCGCTGGAGTTGGCAGCATGACGATTCATGTTGTTGGGGAAAACGGGGCAAAGGCGAGAATCGATAATCTGGATGCCCGCAATATGAATATTTCGGCGGACGCGAAGAGTTATGACCCGGGAGATTCTTTCTAAATGACAGTATCATCGGCAGCAACAGGAGCGCAGAAAAATCTCATGGATGCGTCGTACCGCGGAGTTCCGTTCTATGTCACCAGTACAAAGCTGAAAGTGGGACGGCGAGTGGTGCTTTTTGAATACCCTCAGCAAGACAAACCTTTTGTAGAGGATCTAGGGCGGGCCGCCCGGATTGTAACGGTAAACGCGTTCACGACCGGGAGGGATTATGCCGAGCGTATGAGTGCGCTGGTTAAGGCGCTCGAGACGCAGGGCGGGGGCGAACTGGTAGACCCGTGGGTAGGGAGGATGACAGCGACGCCTCAATCTGTCAGCCAGGTAACGTACACAACAAGGCTTCGGCTGGCGCAGATTTCAATCACGTTCGTGGAATCTGGTGAGCTGTCCTTCCCAACGGCCTCAATCAGTACGCACGACGATGTTTGTATTAAAGCGGATGGGATAGCTGAGGCGGCACAGAATTATGTGGGCACGGCGATTGACTTGTCAGGGGCTCAGGATTTTGTGGTCAGTAACATTGTGGGAAAGCTTGAGTCGGCCCTGAAAAATGAGGGGATACAATCGCTCGCCACGATGTTTAAGTTAGATAAGCTGGAGGAACTGGCAAAGGTGGCCGCGACGGTTCTGACGACGGATCCGGGCGCTTTTGCGAGTACGCTTGTGAGTTCGCTTGGTCTTGGTTCTTTTGTAGAAACGGTGAGGGACTGGCGGCGAGTGGCTTATCTTGCCCAGGGGATTTCATATGGGGCGGATTTCAATGTAAGGGATTCGATCCTATACCCATCCGGGACGGCTGATTATGAAACCGCGAAGGCTGTTGAGGCTATTAACACGGGGATCCGGCTGATCAGTATCAGTAACGCCGTTGGGGCGGCAGGCAACATTGGGACGGGTCTTGATCGGGTAGATGAAACTCAGCCTTCCCAGGTGATGGCTTATGACGACATGATTGCGGTACGTGATAGCCTGCTTTCCGCGATTGATAATGAGATGCTGAAGGTGTCGGATGACAGCGTGTACTCAGCGCTTTCTTTGGCTTACTCGTCCGTGTGGAATGACATGACGGTCCGGGCAGAAAACAAAGCCCGGCTGATTGACTACACCCCCGAGGAGATCATGCCGGCGCTGGTGCTGGCTTATGATTACTACGGAGACGCCGCGCGGGATACTGAAATTGTTGAGCGTAACGGCATTCGAAGACCGGCGTTTGTCCCCGCGAAGCCCCTGAAACTTTTGAGTACTTAATTTTTCTTTTTAACGTCCCTCCTGGGCAGTAAGATGAAATGAGAAGCTTTTCTCTGCCTACGCAGAGGTGTTTCGAAGGCTGATGGAGGGGAGCATGAGAAAGATTTTCGTATTGCTGTTAGGTTTGCTTGTGGCAATACCTGCCGTTTCGGCTGGTGGGAATTCTCCCGAGAGAAGGGCCTCCATTTCGTCGCCGGATAAGCCCCTGCATGGAGAAGCTACTGCTGCTTCCAGAAAAGGGAAGTTTGATAAAAACGGGGTTTATGTTTCCCCTAGCGGATATGTATTTAGGGCAGGGAAGGGGGGAACCGTCAGGTTGAGGGAGCCTATCCAAAAGGAAACACCACCTTCATTCCTTGACATGAGAAGGGTCGGAAGGAATGGTCTTGGGGAGGTTTGGGAAGACACCAGGAATGGGCGCACCTACATATGCAATGAATCGGGGTGCCGATGAGACGGTAGTTAAGGAGGGGGATTAAGCGCTCTGGGAACAGGGCGCTTTTTTATTATGGAACAAACGGTCGTAAAACTTCTGATTGGTGGTAAAGAATACCGCGCGTGGCAGCTTGTCAGCATATCTTCAAAGCTGCTGAGCTACGCGAGAGTGTTCAGAGTGGGTTTTACCCGTGAGTCAGCGGGGACTGGGATAGGAATTAAGATCGGCGATCTGGTGCGGGTAAAGATTGATGATGACCTGGTTTTGACCGGATACGTAACCAAGACAAATTTCTCGTATTCAGAAAAAGGTATCGAACTGTCCATAGAAGGGGCGAGTAAAACCGTTGATCTTGCCGAAGGATATATGGCGGTTCAGAGCGTTAAGCAATTCACGAATCTGACAGTGTCGCAGACGCTCCAGCTATTGGCAAAACCGTATGGAGTGTCGGTAGTCCGTCAGAAGGCAGGGAAAGACCCAAAAGCGTCGGTGGCTATTGCCGCCACAGATTCCATAAAAAAGATTTTGGATGGCGTGGTGAAGAAGCATACCCTCGTCATCACGGATAATGAAAGCGGCGATTTGGTAATGGCGAGCCCCGGCGGTGGTGGGCGCACCGCTGACTCTCTGGAGTTAGGGAAAAACGTCTTATCCGGGGACCAGACATTTGATTCTTCAAAACTGTTCAGCCGTTACTATGTGGTGGGGCAGCAGTCCAACTCGGGGAGCACTCATCCGGTTTCTGTGAATGGAGCGTTCAGGTACGCGGAGGATAGCCTGGTACAGCGTCCCCGGTATTACGTAGAGAAGCTAAGTGGGTCTCCCACGGCCGCGGATCTCCAGCAAAGATCGGTTCTTTTGGCCGAGTACCGTCGCGGGCAGGCTCAGGCTTTGCACTACACCGTGCAGGGGTGGCGGCAAAGCGACGGCAGCCTGTGGAAGGTTAATCGGCTCTGCCGGGTTAAAGATTCTATTTTGGGGGTTGATGCTCAGTATTTGATTACAGAGGTCAGCTTTACGAAAGATTCCGGAGGATCCAAAACCCAGCTGACGCTGATGCCGCCTGAAGCTTTCGTCATGATGAATGAATCTCCTGATGAGGCGATGGCAAAGAAAGCCACGAAGAAAGCGGCGGCAAAAACTGGTAGCAGCAGGAATTATGTGAAGGCGACGGTAGCTGATGCCGCATGGACGGGAAAGTAATGCTTGATGATATTAAAGACGCTATTTGGAATTTGATAGTCAGAGGACGCCTGACAGGATCGGCCGGGAGGAAGAAGATGCGAACTATTCAGGCCGAGACAATGGCGGGAGACCTCCGGGATGATGTCGAGCATTTTGAGCCGTATGGGTTCACTTCTGAACCGAAGACCGGCGCTGAACCGCTTATTGTCGCTTTGGATGGGGACAGAGAGCATTCGATCGCGATTTGTGTCGCTGACCGCCGGTACAGGCTGACAGGCCTTACTTCCGGGGAGGTCGCTCTTTACGATGACCAGGGGCAGGAAGTCGTCCTGGCTCGGGAGGGGATAAGGATCCATACGGATAAAACTTTGGCTGTGGACGCCCCGGCGGCTGTATTTTCCGGGTCAGTCACAGTAGAGGGTGACATCGTGGGGAAGTCTCAGATTTATGACGCGAGGGGCAGGCTGCAATCGATCCGCGACACTTACAATAACCATACACATAACGGCGGCAGCTCCCCTGATCAAAAGATGTGAAGGGCACATCCGATCACTCTTGAGCTGATCAAGGTGGGATTAAAAGCTTTGGTCTAGCTACAACACAATTCAATAAACATAAACCCAGTCAGACGGGATTTCTGGCTGGGTTTTTTATGACCTCAGTAATGGTGAGGACACATGGGAATTATAGCCATGCTCATCTTAAAACTACTGGATCCGGATCAAAAGATAAGGCTCTGGGGACGAGCGCTTCCTTGGTTAAAGCTTTTTGTATCAGGAATAATTTGTCGCTTGGGAGGGGGATGAAATATGCAGTTTTTCTTAAACGGCAGGCATCAGGCGACACTTTCAGACTTTGATACTGAGCCACTGGTTCGTTCCATCATCATCAGCCTTTTTTCCTGGAAGCGGGCTGGGGAAGATGATGTGCTGCCGGGGAAAAGCAGGATGGGGTGGTGGGCAGATTCATATAACGATGATGAGCCGCCAATAGGATCAAAACTCTGGCTGCTATCCAGAGAGGTACTGACCGACAGCACGCTGAAGCTTGCGAGGGAGTATGCCGAGGATGCACTTCAGTGGCTGGTCGATGACCATGTAGCGGAATCGGTAAGCGTTTCCGCGGAACGAGGCGGGGTGGAGCAGCTGAATCTGAATGTAGTCATAAAAAGACCTGATCAGGCAACACTTAACCTGCAGTTTCAGAACGTTTGGGGAAGTTGAAAATGCCATTTGAAAGACCGAATTTACAAACGCTGATTGACCGCATTGACGCGGATCTTGAGTCACGGTTATCAACTTCTCAGCTTCGCAGATCCAACGCGAAAGTGTATGCGCGTGTGCTTGCAGGGGTGAGCCATGAGCTGCACGGCTTTATTGAGTTTTTAAGCCGACAGTTGTTTTTTGATACAGCAGAGGCGGAGTACCTTGACCGTTGGGCGTCTATTTACGGGCTTGTCCGCAAACAGCCCTCTCTGGCCAGCGGCACGGTGGTTTTTACAGTACTGGAAGAGGGAGCCACGGTACCGGAGGGAACCTTGCTGCAGGCTGATAATGAGGCGGTATATGAAACGACATCCGCGGTCTCGGAAGGGAAAGCGTCGGCCAGAGCTTTGACTGCGGGGACGGCAGGCAATGTATCGGCGGGCGACACGTTAGTTCTTGTTTCTCCTATTGAAGGAATTTCCAGCGAATGCAAGACGGCAGAGGGCATTTCCGGAGGGGCCGACGAGGAAACGGACGAATCTTTGCGCGCGCGTCTGCTTTCGCGGGTAAGGGAGCCACCGCATGCCGGGACTGCGGCCGATTACAAAGCGTGGGCACTTGAGATTGAGGGAGTAACCAGGGCTTGGGTGTACCCGCTTGAAGGAGGACCGGGAACGGTGGCCATCCGTTTCGTATGCGATAACAGCAGCGACATTCTGCCCACTGCAGAAATGATTAAGAAAGTGCAGGCACACATTGACTCTGTTCGCCCAGTTACGGCTAATGTCACCGTATCTGCACCGACCATTCAGGCAATTCCATTCACGATATCCAGGCTCGACCCTAACAATGACACGGTGAAAGCCGCGGTAAAAGCCTCTCTGGAGACACTTTTCAGGCAGGAAGGCGGACCGGGCGCAGTGATTTATTTGTCCCATATCCGAGCCGCTATTTCCGCGGCTGTCGGTGAGGCAGATCACACGCTCGTCACACCGGCCGGGAATATAGCGCTAGGGAACAAGATTCTTCCCACTGTTGGAGAAATCACATGGCAGTAACCGCAGCTGAATATGACGCCAATATCAAAGCGCTGCTGCCTCCTGGGCCAGCATGGCCTCGGGATGATACCGGTTCCGTAATGGCGATGCTGATTGAATGTTGGGCGGTGGAGTTTTCCCGTGTAGATTCGCAGGCAATGGCGCTCATTAATGAGGCGGATCCGCGGTTTTGTTCTGAGACATTTGAAGATTGGATCACCCAATGGGGGGTTCCTGATTCCTGCCTTGAGGCCTGGGGGTCGCTGCTCGCGGATGGGTTGACTGAAACCATTCTCCGGCAAGCCTTGCTGCAGAAAATTACAACAATCGGGTCACAGAGTCTTCAGTTTTTTGTTGATCTGGCAAAAACCTATGGATACAGCATCACGATTGACGAGTTGTTTAATCAAACGGTTTTAAGCACAGTTTTAACGCCGTTTGCGAGCGGGACGGGCTGGGCATCGCAGTGGAGAGTCCATGTTTACAAAAATGCCGGCGCTACCGTTTCGAGGCATACGGCGATAGGGACAGCGGAAGAGGCGCTGGCCTGGTGGGGGGATTCTGTCATTGAATGCGTAATCCGGCATTACGCCCCAGCGCATACCAATGTAATTTTTGGGTATTTTGAGGATTAATAAATATGAAATCAGTCTATCAGTCCCGCGCGGTTTCTTATCCCCCGGAGCTGCCGAATTCTGCCTCTTCAGAGGGATATCCGACAAACGGCAGTCCTACGGGGGGTGTTCTTGCGACGGTGATTGGCGATTATTGGTACAACGCCGTTACCCAGGAGATCGTTAACGCGATCAAAGGGGGAGGGGTTACTCCCGACGCGGCGGATCTGACTCAGCTTGACGCCGCGATTAAAGCGCAGATCAGGACCGTGAATCAGGCTTTGTCTGATGTGGCGGCACAGATTCAGGCGAAAGTCTCACAGGTTGAAGTGGTCCCTTCCGGGATGATTATGTTTTTCCCGAAATCCACTCCCCCCAATGGGAACTGGCTGATCTGTGATGAGCCGTGAGCCGGACGGGGTATCCGAATCTATTTGCGATGATTGGGACGCAGTATGGGGCGGGGAATGGCTCTACAACTTTCAATGTCCCTTATTTGATAGATCGTACAGTTTGGGGCGGAACGTCCAATGTCGGCGAATACCGCCAGCCGGGGCTCCCGAATATTACAGGCTCATTTGGCTGCGACGATCGTCAAACGTGGGACGGGACGGTTTCAGGAGCTTTCTGGGCAGATCCGAATAGGCACGATACAGGCTCTAAATACAGTGATTATGGTCAGGCAATTTTCTTTGACGCCAGCCGCAGTAATCCGATCTATGGGCGATCCGGAACGGTACAGCCTCCGGCTTTGGTTCTGCTCCCCTGCATTCATATTTAATTAAACCTTCATAAAACAGGCAAACCCCGTTCAGACGGTTCCATCTGGTGGCGGGGTTTTTTGTTATCGAGAAGAACCGTTTCCCGATAAAGGTATTTTCTTTTAGGTGGCACCATGAAATTTGAATTCTTAGCGGATGCTTCTGACACGCCGCCGAAGCGACCCAGTAATCCGTCTGTTGGCTATCCATCCAATGGGGATCCTGTAACGGGGAAGCCGCCGACAACGCCCGGGGCGTGGTTTTACTACATGCTGATGGTTGAATTCACTACTCTTATCGAGCAAAACGGGTTAGAGCCAAGCGCGGAGAATCTTCATCAGCTTGCGGATGTTTTTGCTGATTTCAAAGCAAGGGCATCAGCGGCGGAAGGCTTCGCAACGCAAGCCAAGGCGAGCGCTGACGCGGCCGCGGAAAGCGCGTCCGGGGTAGTAACAGAGACCGCCAGCAAAATCAAAGAAATTCAAGATGAGGGAAGTAAGCAGGTTTCTGCTGTCACCGCGGTAGGGGGTTCTGTTTCTGGCGATGTCGAGGCAGGCATAGCGAGCTTGCAGAAAAAGCTTGAGGAGCTGGTTGCCCAGTTAGACGCAGAAGGCGGTACAGAAGCCGCTTACGTTAAACAGCAGGCACAGGGCATTCTCGATCAGATCACAGCCTCTGAATCTAATGCCAAAACATACGCTGAAAATGCTGCGGCCAGCGCGTCCTCTGCTGCAACCACGGTTTCGGATGGAAAACAGGCGATAACAGATCTTCAAGCGGCGGCCGTAGCGGCGATTCAAACACAAAAAAATGAAGCGGTAGCGGCTGTGACAGCCACCCAATCCACAGCAACTGAGAGCGTAACGGCCGCGCAGGCTTCTTCTGTGTCCGCTGTGAAAGCTCAGGAAGCGGCGAGCATCCAGGCGATTGAGGCGGATTCTGTTCTTGCTGGGTACGCGAAAGCCACGGATGTCGCCGCGACTTATCTGCCGCTGACCGGTGGAACGATGTCCCTAGGAGCAGAAACCGGGATCAAGTTTAATGGGCAGGCGCAAATTTGTAGTTACATGGATGGCGCGGTTTGCATTCGGAATCTGAAAGACCCGACTATGCCAAAGATCTACATGGACAATCTGGGGAGTGGAGGTGGAACCCTCTCGTACACAAATCCCGGGGACTATTTCGCGTTTTCGGCCGCGGTCAAAGCCCCGTCCTTTCAGGCGACCTCTGA